TTAGCATAAGCAGATATCTGTGCTATGTAACCAAATGGATCATCTGAATGAATTGTTTTCTCTTTAAATTTTTTAAACCCATAACTTGACGCACTCTTAAAATCAATAAGAACATCATCAACTACAGCGTCTTGATGCCCAACCACACCTTTAACACTAACAGTCTTTTGCTCATCAGTAACTTTGTGACCAGCAGTTCGAGAGAGAAAGATGAGAAGACATTCTAAAATATCACCGTACAAGAACTTTATTTTGTCTTGTCCTTTTAATTTTTCTTTACCTAACTTATCGCCATCTCTAACAGTGTACCATATTTTTCTGTCGGGATGACCAATAAGAGATAGTCTTAAATTTCCTCTTGGTCTTTCTCTCTCTTTCAAAGAAGAGGTAACAGCATCAACTATACCTTTTACCAACTCATTAACATCTTCTTCTTTTACTCTTACTTCTTTATCACATTCAAAGATATTATAGATATCTTCAACAAGAGTATCAATAGTTTTTGCTGTTACCATATCTTAAAGTAATCCAGAATTAATAATATTCTGTTCACTAAATTCATGGTCTAAAACTTCACTAAGACTTTTAATAGCTGGCTCTAGATCCATAGGATTATTTCCTAAGAATAAACCATTGTCATCAATATTAGTAGCCGCCACTAGCGATGAACCTCTTACCATGTTATCGGCATATTTTTCACAGACAGGTTGTTTAAAAAAGTTACCAGTGCAGATAGGTCTACTATCAATAGAATAACTTTTAAGAATTTGTTTTGTTCTTTCTTTAAAAGCGTTCTTCTCAAACACAATTCCAAAACCAAACCATGAAGAGATACTGTTGTCTTCTACCTTCTGTATTCTACAATAATCTTTGTTACCAAAATATTTTATAAATGTATCTGCATTTTTAATTCTTTGATTGTTCATATCCTCCAGCTTTTTTAGCTGGACAGAACCTAACGCACCATTCAACTCTCCTGGTCGCACGTTGTATCCTAGAGTGACAAACTCAAAAGGATTATCTTTGAAATACTTTGTACCTCTTGTCCAGCCGTGTGATCTTAAACTTAACAAAACATTATATGTTTCAGGATCATTACAAACAACTACGCCACCCTCCATTGTTTGTATGTGGTGACTAAAAAATGTACTGAATGTACCTATGTCACCAAATCCTCCACAATTAGTATCTCCCTGCTTTGCTCCCATAGACTCGCAGTTATCTTCAAATAATACCAAGTCATAGTTATTACAAATAGAATTAATTACTTCGTAGTTACAAGGATTGCCTAAAATATTAATAGCAAGAACACCTCTTACACCATCCTTTATGTTGTCTTCTATTTGATCTACGTTAATATTCCATGTGTCTTTATCAACGTCTACAAAAACTAAATCAATACCATACTGAATAAATGGAAAGTAAGATGTACTCCAGCCAATAGCAGGGACAATAACTTTATCTCCTCTAGATATCCATCCTCTTTCAACAGCAGCCGCCACCATTAAAAGATTAGCACTGCCACCACTATTCACTTGAACAGCGTAGGGAAATTTAAAATATTCACAAAACTGGTCTTCAAACCTTTTTACTTTTTCTCCGAAAGTAAATTTACCAGAAGCAATAACTCCATCCATTGCATCTCGCTCTTTATTATCCCAAGTATCATGAGCTAAAGGCCAGTTAATTTTATGAGACTGTGTAGTAACCATCAGGTAATTCACCTCCATTTTTATGCCAGTCTTTTTCTGGTTGATCTGACAATAACATTTCTTTTATTAGCCTACCAAAAGTGTAATTACGTTTCCAATTTAATTGTCTTTCAGCTTTAGAAGAGTCACCGCATAAAACATCTACTTCGGAGGGTCTATAAAAATCAGGATTAACTACGACAACTAGCTGCCGTTGTATTTTTTCGTTAGCATTAGTTGTAAAATAATTAATATATCCTTTCTGATTTATGCCTTCACCTTCCCATAATATAGTTTTGTTATGCTTAATCTTAAAACAAAGTTCTACTAATTCCTTAACGCTATGCTTTTCTCCTGTCGAAAGAACATAGTCATCTGGTTTAGCTGCCTGTAGCATAAGCCACATACCACTAACATAATCTTTAGCATGTCCCCAATCTCTGAGACTAGAAAGATTTCCTAACTCAAGCGGTTCAGAATTTGTATGCCAGTTAGCTACATACTTAGTTACCTTTCTGGTAACAAATTCTTCTCCTCTTCTAGGACTTTCGTGATTAAATAATATCCCATTACAAGCAAACATATTATATGCTTCACGATAATTTTTTACCGCCCAATATGCGTAGTATTTAGCCACACCATATGGTGAACGAGGATACATAGGAGTTGTTTCATTTTGAATTGGTTCTTGTATCTTACCAAACAATTCACTGGAAGATGCTTGATAAAACTTTGGTATTGGACTGTCTTTAATATTACGACACGCTTCAAGCAATCGCATTGAACCAAGTCCATTTATATCTCCTGTGCATACAGGCGTATCAAAAGATACTTTAACATGACTTTGTGCAGCCAGATTATAAACCTCATCAGGTTTAATATCATTAATTAATTTACTTAAATTAGCACTGTCTGTCATATCTCCTAAGTGTAAAGAAACTTTAGAGTTATTAATTATATGATCTATATTTTTTGTGTTGGGTGTAGAACTACGTCTAAGTAAACCATGTACATAATAGTTTTTAGACAAAAGCAATTCAGCTAAGTATGAACCGTCTTGTCCGGTTATACCTGTAATGAAAGCATGTTTCATCATTTATGTTTTCCTTAAAAATGTTAGTCTCCCTCCCGCACTACTAACTCAGTTGCCTCAAGCCACCCAGAGCGGCAACCCCTATTTGTGATCTACTCTAGAAAGGAGATTTTTGTTCTTGAGTAGATTCACCACCACCAACTACGAAGCCACCTTTAACAGGTTCAAACTCTGAACCACCTCCACCATAAGGAACTAAATCAACTACCTGAACAGCAATAAGATCAGTGGCCGTACCTTTCTTCTTATTGTATTCCCAATCATAAGTAGAGAATTTTACATTAACCTGGCTACCGTTTCCGATTAACCTATTGTCCCAGTCATTATTTTCTGCATCCTTAACAACAGGAGCATTCCGCTGCGAACCGTCACGCTTATTTACCTTACGTTTAATCTTAATAAAGTCACCCTTCTCGTCACCGTTATTTTTAACGGTAAGACCTAGACTTTCTACAAGACTTTTGTTGTCCTCATCAAGGCAAACATCCACGCACCATACAGGTTCGTAAGTTGTATTAGGTTGAGTAACACTTGCCCAATATGCTTTACCAGAAATAATATGAGTATCCATAATGTATTCTCCTTTATAATTTACTAAGCCTTATCACTTAGATTGATAGTTGAGTGTATAATTTAATCGAACATTTATTTAGTGTCAAGATGTTTTTTTAATTTACTAACAGCATTTTTGTAATCGTACAACTCATCTTGAGTAGCTGTGTATGCTGGCCTTTTAAGTTTTCCGTTTGCTCTACCAAACCTATCTTTAACTATAAGTTCAGAGGACAACATAAAACCTTTTAGTTGAAATGTATCTTCTCCTTTCTTTACCATTAAACAAAATAAATCTATACCAGAGGTATGTCTTGAATTAGATAGTAGCATACCACCGTTATGTTTAGTTGTTTTAACGTCAATACAAATACCATCTACAGTTAAATCACCGGCATCTGTCCCTTTAGCTTTTGACTTTGTATTTAAAATTAAAAAGTCTTCGGGATATAAATTACATAGCTTTGCAAAAGCTAACTCAGCTTCAGCACCTAGTATGTCTATCTCATTTGTATCCGCTACCGCAGCATCAAATACACCAGCAGTTCTGTTCTGCTTTCCTCTTGACTCACCAATAAATGTACTGACTTTTAATTCAGTACTGTTTAGAACTACTAGTGCGTTTCTGACCAGTTGTGGCCTATTTTGTATTCGCTGTCGAGTGGACACTTTATGCCTAACCTTTCCTGAGTTTTCCTCATTGCTAATTTGGTTAGCTCTCCAAATTCTTCAGCTTGTTCTTTATTAATTTCATGTTGATATTCATCATGTATTGACGCTACTAACTTTGCTTTTATTTTAGTGTACGTAAGTAAATCATGTATGTCAACTAGCCACTGCTTACATATTACTGCACCGGCACCTTGAATTAAAAGATTTACTGCTGAGTGTTTGTTTCTTACTATAAGTTTTCTCCCATCCAAACCAATAAGAAATCCTCTGTTAGAAGCAACATCAACTCTTTGCCTGAGAGTTGCCAAGGCTGGCACGTTAGACAAAAAAGTATCTATTAGTCTCTGACCATCTTGTGCTGTACCGCCTACCACAGTGCCAATTTTAGCTGCTCCAGCACCATATATAAAAGCATAAATAAATGTCTTAGCTTGATCGCGTGTCTCTAATCCTGCTGCATGTTGATTGGCAGTGTGTATGTCACCGTCCACAACTTCTTTAGTAAACTTATCATCTTCTAGGTAGTGTGCTAACGCACGTAACTCCAAAGAAGAAGCATCGCAACCGACAAGAAGATTAGATTTATCTCCACTAACCCAGCATTCTCTGCATTCTTTACCATACGGTGAGTAACTCGCTGGAACCTGTGCCATATTCGGAGAATGATGTGCCATTCTTCCAGAGATTGCACGTAACGTAAGAACCTGACCGTGTACTTTTCCATCATTTTGAACCGCATCTATCCATGATTGTATCTGTGCTATCCTTTTCCGAAGCATTAAAAACTCTGCTATCTTTTTTGCTTCAGGTAAATCTACATCCTTTAACACGCCCTCATCAACTATAGGATGACCCTTGTCTGTAAATTTATTAGGTTGCCAACCCTTAGACAAAAGCCTCTTAACTATTTGTTGTCTAGATGATAGATTAAATTCTTGATAGTCAATAGCAGAATGAACACCAGCTACAACAGCTATGTCTTCTATATGTCTCAAACCAACGGTAGATAAGCTACCATCCTTTTTAATTTTAGGTGTAACTTCTCTCACTAGAACTGGTATAGGTGGAAACATTGCAGTTACCTCAGACTCAATACTATCTGACCTGTCTTTAAGTTTAGCTACAAGACAAGTAGCCTTCTGCATATCCAAAGCAAAACCATTTCGTTCTTGTTGAGATACTAACCTTCTTACTTCATACTCCAAATCTATACATTGTCTACGAATAGTGTGTACGTGTGGCTGAAGTGCAATGTAAAGTCTTTCGGTAAGTTCTACATCACGAATGCAGTAGTCTATCATCTCCTGTGTAAGACAAGAGAAGTCATGGAAGTCTATCTTATCGAAGCCTAACCTTTGCCCCCAGGATTCTAATGAGTGACCACCGTCTCTGACAGGATCAGTTAGTTGAGAAAGTATTAACGTATCTTCAATACGATCTATATCAATGTAAGCTGATGTAAGTTTATTAATAACATTGGCATCAAAAGATATACCGTTGTGCATAATAAATTTAGACACACGCTTTGCGAACAAAGGGAATGTATCATAGCATTGCTTTCCTTTCCATACATGTATCTTACCTGACTCACGTTCTTTAGCTACAATACAGAATATTTCTGTTGCATTTAAATCATCAGTCTCAATGTCTAAAACAACTTCCATAATCTAAAGTTCCTGATCTGAATTATTTCCTTCTTCATCATCACCTAGATTATGTACTTCTGTCAACCTCCCTGTATCCTTGTTAAAGAATAAGTGAGAAGCTACACCAGTATCTCCAGCATATCTGTTCTTCAATACTCTGATCGTTGTTGTGTTAGCTATGTTAGGATCATCAGATTGTTGGTCACGTTCCATAGCCACCACTGCATCACTAAGTTGTGCTATGCTTTGACTACCTCTTAGGTGAGACAAGTTAACTTCCCTCCCATTCTCATGCCCATTGTCACCTTGTGCGCGGCGTAGGTGGGAGACAAGAAGCATAGCTACATTTGTCTCCTCTACAATTGACCGTAACTTAGTCATCAGATTATCAATGTTTCTACGCTCGTCGTCTCCCTCCAAACCAGAAACTAATATCGATAAGTGATCTAAGAATATCCACTTACAGTCTAATGCTTTGACCATGTACCTGACTCTTGAAAGTATTTCATCAGTCTTCATACTTCCAAAGTGATCGAAGGCGTAGAACCTTCTTGTTCCTACAGTAGCCTCTTGCCATTTGCGTAAGTCATTCATACTGAACTGATCACGAACCTCACGAATGTACAACCTGGCATTAGCCTCAACTGACATGAGGTGGAAGATGGTGGACCTGACATTCTCTTCCAAGGATATCACGCCAATATTTTCTTCTGTGTTGTTCAGTACATGATGCATAAGTTCACGCATGACACTGGACTTACCAGTACCTGTACCAGCCGTAAATGTTACTAGCTCACCTGTACGAATACCATACAGCTTCTCGTTCAAACCCTCGAATGGATACAGACAAGTCTTGTACTCACCTTCATCGTACAGGCCATCACCCATGTCAGCAAGATTAAGGATACCGGCAGGGGTGTAGACCTTGGCGTTCCACCATGCTTGAGAAAACTGTTCACGCTTACCTCCCTGCAAATATTCTGATGCATCCTTACCATCTGTCATACAGACAATGCGACAAGTATTAGGTTCAAACAGTGCAGCTACTTGTTGTGCTGCTTTCTTTCCTTTGTCATCTGCATCAAAACATAAGACAACATTATCAAACTTTGAAAGATATTCTAGGTTAGCTTTGCAATCTTTCAATGCAGACTGAACACCGTTTTTAATAGACAACACAGGCCATTTACTTCCAAGCATCTCAAATGCTGAGAGTGCATCCAGTTCACCTTCACAAATTGTTACGTACTTACCACCAGCATTGAAAAGATTTTGACCAAACAAAACACCTCGTCCCAATGCACCCACTGGTTCAGCAGGAAAGTCTTTCGTTTCTACAATACGAATTTTATCAGCTATGTGGTTACCGTTAGAATCGTAGTAAGGGTAGCGGTGTTTTATTATAACACCTTCCTGATTTTTAACTGTTCTAACATTGTATTTTTTACAGGTGTTTGATGATATCTTTCTATCTGGTATTGATGTTACTACACCTTCAGTAGATTTTAATG